TAGAAAAAAGAATTGTAAACCAAAATAATTACAGTGAAGAAGATGGTATTGTCGTAACTGAATCTATTGATAAAATCAAACTATGGAGAGATAACCCAAGAAAAAACGATCAAGGTGTAAAAAAACTAGCCGAATTATTAAAAATTTATGGTCAAATAACTCCTATAGTGGTGTGGAATAAAAACATGACGGTTTACAAAGGCAATACTACGTTGAAAGCCCTTTTATTTAATGGTGAAAAGACCGTTAAAGTTTTGTATAAATCTTTCTCCAGTGAGCAAGCTGCAATTTCCTACGGAATTGCTGACAATAAATCATCTGAATGGGGTGATTGGGATAATGAATTGTTAAAAATAATTTTTGAAAAAAATAAGGAATTTATTGATATAAAACGTACTGGATTCACCGAAAAAGAGCAAAAATCTTTTATGTTATCATCAACAATTGATAAATTGCCAGATATGGGACTACAAGAAGAAACAAAAAAATTGGGTAAATTCGTAATTATTACATTTGATTCTAAAGATCAAATGAATCAATTTAAAAAAAGATTTAATATGCCAATGGAACAAAGAAAGATTGAATATACTAAATTAATAGGAATAATATGAAAATAATTGGTATTGGTGGTATGCCTTGTACTGGTAAGACAACACTAATGTTGGCATTGAAAGATGAAATTAGTAAAAATGAATTTTGGTATAAAGAAAAATATGGATTATTGGATTATTTGGTAATACATAGTACAAAATTATATAGATATAAATTAGTATATATTTTGGGAAAATATTATTATAATAATCAAGAAATATACCGATGTACTGACAAATTATCTATGGCGGTTATCAATGATTCAGAAAGATTTTTAGTTGAAAAAAAGAATAAAAATTGTATTATACTTTTTGAAGAAGATAGATTATTTTGTAATAGATTTATATCAACAATTTATAATACCGCAAAGGATTTTTTATTGATAAATCTTTATATATCATCAGAAGAATTCTACAAAAGACGCGCTGGGAGAGAAGAAAATGAGATCAATCAGAGCAATGTATTTCTAAGAAGTAGATTTACAAAATATAAAAATATGTGTAATTTATTTACATTTATACGCTCTATGCCTAATAACGATATCAAGGAACAAAAATTAATAATTGAACGAATAAATAATTTTATCACTGAAAGGGGAATAATATGACCAATGAAAAATTTGAAATTATTGTTAATGATTGTATTGAATCAATCAAAAAGGTATTATTGGAGAAAGCGAAAGATTACGCGACAGAAGATGATAGGTTACATAATTTTAAATTCGCTGGTCGAATAGCAGGAATCTCTCCAGAGAGGGCACTGATGGGATTTAAACTCAAACACGATGTGTCTGTACAAGATATCGTTAATGATCTTGATGGTGGGAAATTACCGGTAATAGAGCGGGTAAAAGAGAAAATAGGTGACTGTATTAATTATTTGATTTTGTTGGAAGCGTTAATAATAGAGAGGTTAATGGATGAACAAATGCATATAGTTTTCCCCAAATTTAAATCTATTATCTTACCTTCATACGATTGTAAATCTTGTAGATATCTATTTACCGGAAGATGTGTCAAAAATTTAGATTATCAAAATGGTAAAATTACAGAGTGTGGACAATATGAAAAAAAATAGAAGAAATAAACTAATGGTATATATTAACAATAATTCATTCTAACTTTTAAATGGAGGTTTTTATGTTAAAAAATATGTTACTTTTTTTGTTTGTTGTGTGTGTTTTTGGCTGTATAAATGTTTATGAGCCAGAAAGTTTTGTAGATAATAAGTTAACACAATTGGATACTTTTTCATTATTCAATTATGCAATTTGTTCTAATGACAGTCTTTTATTGAAAAGTAAAATTAGTGGTGGGTATGATATTAAATCAAATAATCATTTGATTATTGACAGTAGGGTAAATTGTGTATGTAATGCCTTTTCTACAATAAAAATTTTTGTAGGATCAACGTCATATTTACTTGGGAATGCAACTGCTCCTACTATACAATATATACAGGGGCACATTATAGGAACTATTACTCATGCTGATGTACCGTTAGTAATATTTCCTACTATTGACACATTGTCATTTTATAATGTGGCACTATTTAATAATCAGATTTATCCCAGTGGTTATATATTTGATGTACCAAATAGTGTTTATACTATACCTGGTGGTATTATGTACATAACTGGTGATATTACAGTTAATATAAATCGTACATATACTAATAGTCAAATAATTGGTTGTATTGTGGCATCAGGAAATATTAATATAGGAGTTACTCCTTACGGTATTGGTAGATTGTCGTGCTCAAAAACATCAGTAACGGATGTCATCTTGATGTCGATTAACGGTAGTATCACTTGGAAATCTATAGGAACAGATACACATAATGGATTGATCTACGTTTGTAATGGGGATTACATCAGAAATACACAGAATACGACTTATTTGACCGGTCAAATCTTAGTTAATGGAAAATTTAAAAGCGCATATACGGATTATAGATTAACATATCAGAAAATGTATCCGGTTATTAACTAATCAATGATTAATGATTAAGGAGATGTATATTTTACATCTCCTTATGATAAAAAAAATTATATGAAAAAAAATAGATATAGGGTATCGATATCCACTAAGACAGACAAATCAAAAATTTATTTTGATTTGGAAATTGATGAATATACGTATAAATGTTGGAAAAGTAACCCTAATTCTATAAAAAATTTATTGTATGAAAATCTAAAAATTAGTTTTAGAAAAATGAAGGATAAAAACAGTAATTAATATGAGCGCAATAAAAAGAGCGACAAAAAAAGCAATAAAAGTAAAATTTGTTAAACCTGATTTTGCATTTAGTTTTTGGATAAATGAGCGTTGCCCTGTATGTGATTCACGGTTGCGTTCTGATGGTAAAAAATACAATTTTTGTCCATTTATACGATGTGATTATTTTGTCGAATTGCCATTTTAAAAGTAGCAAATATTATATGATTATTTTCCCCAGTGTGCAAAATATAAATTACACTCTGGGGGAGGTTTATTGAGATATAAGAGGAATATGATGAGTGGAAAAACAGGTAAAAAAAAGAATTTTAATCGGTTCGTAATGATGGATGATACAGAGTTTGACCTATTATATGAGCAGATTATTTTAAAATATCCTAATGGCTGCACATATTTAGAAATTGCAAAAACGTTCAAATTATCACCTCCGACAATTCGGAGTGCGTTGAAAGAAATTCATAAAAAACTTTATAAGTTATTGAAAAAAGAAGGTGTTACATATAGAAGAGATTAATCATACAGATACCTAATATAAAGGGTAATATTAATTAATTACTAATTAATATTAATTAATTACTAATTATATAACTATCCTATATATATTAGGTAAAGAAAGGAATAAAAATGATATCAAAAGAACAGCTAACACGAGCAGGTCATCCGCGATTAAGACCAGATGAAAAAAGAGAGGCAGTATCAGTATCAATGTCTCCGGAGATGTATAAATTGATTGTAAATTCAGCTAAGATTGGCAGTTTTTCAATGAAACTTGAATATTGCATGAGAGAATATTTTATTTTGAAACATCAATTGGTACAATATCAGGATGATGAACAGCGTGAAAATGGTACTCCTGCAATACTTAATACGTATGCTGTACGTATATTTGCTTGCAGCAGTTTTTTGAATGGATTTACATTTCGAGAAACTGCGTATGCAGAAAAAATTGATCGGATTTTGGAAAGTATCGGAGGTGTAGGTAAAAAATCTCCACAATGGATTGAAAAAAAATTAATACCTGCACTACGTAATGCTGGATTTGTTGTACAGGTGATCGATGAGATCGAGCGTAATCTATTTGATGTATGGATATTGTATCCCATGACTGGGGAGGGATTGATCAATTGTAATCAATGTAAGGTGATAACGAGTTTACAGGATTTTATCGATAAAATAAAATTACAAAAATAATTAATAAAGAATAGTTTTATTCTTGACTTTTTTGAGATTTGGTGTTATAATTAGATTGTAATCAAAAAGGAGAAAGGATATGAAAATTAAAAAAATTATCAAATTACAACAGATTGTAGGGCTGTGCAATAGTTCTCTGAATAATTTTAAAACTGCTCGAAAACTACGATTAATACAGTTAACGGCTCGTAGGTATAGTGATTTGATTAGAGAGTACTATCGGATGATGGGGATTGTATTGTGAAAATACCGACAGATAATAGTGCTAAAATGAAGAAAAATATGTCGAATTTGACACGGAAACGATGCATATTTGTAGATTTTTCCGGTGTGCAGTGTAAAACATATTTTCGGGGTAATGTTTATCGCGAGCTATGTGATGATCATAGGGTAAATTGTAAATCGTACAGGGATCGGAGATCTCTGAGGAATAAAGAAAAAAAACGACGTCAAAAATTGACATCACTGAATCAGGCATATAAGCATAATTTTACAGAGCCTATGATCGTGGAATTTCGATGCGCTGAAATGTTGTGTAAATCAATATACCGTATTACTGTCTATCCTGGACAATATGAGTATAGACAGTATTGCGACGGTTGTTTGCAAAAACATCAACGCGAGAGAGAGGATATATGATTACAATTTGGATGTGGTTAGTAATTATAAGTATAGTGTCAATTATATCAATTGTTATATTAATACTGAGTATGTGTTGGATATCGGCGGAATCTGACCGCAGGTATGCCCATATGCAGGTAAGAGCGTCGATAGAAGAAGAGAGAGAGAAAGAGAAGGTGATAATATACGACATTTAAATTTTCTTCTTGACTTTTTTGGGATTTAGTGTTACAATTAGATTGTAATCAAAAAGGAGAAAGAGGAGGGAATATGGATACGAAAAAAATGACAGAATTGGTTAAAAACTTAATCAATAAAGATGAGCTTGAGATGACGGAAACGGAACTTGACCTTGTATGGTGTCCTCAACAGTTAGCAGACACACAAGCTGAGATATTGAGATTAAGAGCATTAGTCGATGACTTGGCTCATGATCGTGTATCAAATCATCTCAAACCATTGTTGTATCAAGATTAATTTTCTTCTTGACTTTTTTGGGATTTAGTGTTACAATTAGATTGTAATCAAAAAGGAGAAAGAGGTCAAAAATGTCAGTCCAAAAATATAATGAAATTATGAAAAAGTTACGTGAGCAGGAAATAATAGTTTTGAATGAACCAAATAGTTATTTGGAACTAATACATGAGACTGAAAAGATCATTACAAAATCAAAAAAATTATTTAAGAATAGTAAATATTAAAAAGGAGTGATTTTTATGTCAAACAAAAAAATTTTATGTCGTGTTGCGATACCAGGAGCAATAAGAAGGTGCGGTTGGCGGTATGTGTGGTATGTGCAAGCCAATAATGATGGCTGGAAATTTGATTGTGCAGCTACTAATGGTATGTACCCCAATGAGTATAATGATAAAAAATCGAAACAAATTGAATCGGAATATGCTGCCAAATACGGCGAGTGTGTCCATTACGGCAGACCATAGGAGCTTAAACCGTTATTGTATAAGGAGTAATTTTATGACTATTAATTTATCTACCATGTTTTTGGCTGCATCGACCAATCCAGCACAAGAATGTTTTACTGGGGTACATTGTGTACAATACGACGATAGTGGCGTACCAATGATGCGGGTGGAATCTACCGACAGAGAAATATTGGTATGTGTTGTAATGACACGGAGTGATTTCAATCTGAATTGCCTGGTTTCATTTGGGTTACAAATTAATAATAATTTGATTGATTTTTGTATTATGAAGGAAGGCAAATTTTTTATTGTCAGAACAGATTTGGTTTATCCTAATACTATTGAGGTATTGCCAATTGTAACAGAGTTAATACCGACTAACCAAGTAGATACTGTGGTTGCGAGACCAATAATTACATTTAAAAATGCCTTTAGAGTATATAAAATTTTAAAAGCATTCCAATTTGAATATACGGTATATACGTTATACAGTAAAAAAGCAGTTATTTTGACTATCGATTTTGATGACAAAACCTCTAAAGGATTTATATTGACAATGGGAACGCGTCTGTTCAATGATGATAAGTATTCCGATGATTTTGATATATATACATCTATTTTAAATACATATGTTGCTAAAAAGGAGTGATTTTTTATGGATAATAAAATCAAAATGAATCTGGATGTGTAAATAAGTGCAATTATATGGAGGATAATCTTTCTTGTGGTATTAAGGTTATAATTGGGATTAAAGAATTTTATTGTCTTAATTCAGGATGCAAGTACATCTAAAAAATGTCTATGAGGGGAGGATATTTTGAACGCTCAAAAATTTAAAATCGGTAATTATGTTAAAGCCAATCAAAATATTTATTTATATGAGAGTGATATTGTTATCCTATCAGGCACGTGTGGTATTATAACGGATGCAGATTGTATAGGTGTGATGTTTTCGAATATTTTGAATGGAAGGGAAATAATAGTAGCAGATACAGAGTTAACTGCAAGTACCGAGCAAGAATTTATTAGTCAATATTATCAAGAGTTTGTCAAGGGAAGAGATGTTGTTATAAATAATGATGATATTTTAGATTTGAAAATTATGTTACATACAATAACAGATGTGGCAGATTTTTTGTCAAAGATATAGACTAAATCAAAGGATCAATAATTATGGTTAAAATTGTATTAATTATTATAATTGTCAATTGTTTGATTGGTATTGGTCTATGGTGGATGATTGTACGGATGATTGAGGTATGTATGATCAGGGTGCGACATGAACTGCGTGAATATATGTTACGACGAAATGATATCAAGCGCTGTTCACGATGTGACAATGATACAGATTTTATCGTTTACAAGGGGGAACGTATTTGCCGGGTGTGTAATTTGATTACTGATAATGAGACAGGTGAAGTATTATCAGAGGGTTCAGATTTAATACAATCTGTATTTAGTGATGACTAAAAAATAAAGAAAGAGAAAAAATGAAAGTGATACGGATTGTACGGTGCTTCCTCTCCGCTTGCACCAGGCAATCCTATTATGAGGTATAGGTTCCAGCACTACCTATACCTCTCTAATTCAAGATGATGTTGTATAAGATAATGCAGGTTTTTCCTTTCTCCTTTCCTGCATTATCTTTTTTTAATGGGAAGATTTAGATTAAAGGAATTAAAGAGAAACAATATGATTATATCAAAGAATAGTTTACAAATAGTAAAATTATGTTTACCCGATAAAAATATACCGCAGTTGAATTGTGTATGCATTACTCCTGATGGTGCGGTTTACGCCGCTAATAGTCATTGCACTGGTGTTGTGAGCCCACTGTCGAAAGAGCAGGTAGGATTAATACCGTTGACCAATAATATTGTACATGAGCCAATAATATTGAGTGCAGACAATGTGCGTACAATTCTGAACAATATCCCCAAAGATACTCAGTTTAAAGGATTGTTAGAGCATTGTGATATTGTTCAGAATGACGCAAGTGATCAAAAGATTGATGTTGTTATAACCAATGGAAAAGCCGAGAATAAATTAACGATGAGGAGATTCGCAAGGTCTTTCCCAATTAATTTAGATGTAGCATTTAAGGGCTGTAATCAATTACTGAAGCCAATGGAATTGGTCTGTATCAACCGAAAACGATTAGGTAATATACAAGTCGTATTGGACAAAGTATGCTCGTATGACGGAACTTTTGCACCTGTATGGCTGTATTGTATTGACGATAGGATAATGCTGAGAAGCGTTAATGAGCTAACAAGGCAAACTGTAATATTCCTCTTTCCCCCCAGTGAGACGGATTTTTTTCCGTTCACCCCGTTCGAACTTCAATTATTTGGTCAGCGTAAAGCTATTAAAATCAAGTAATTAAAAAAATATTTACAATTCAGTGATAATAAAGCTATATTAATAGTGTACGGTATGAAATCATAGTCTGCTTATTTTCCTATGGAGATTTTTGATGGCAGTGCGCATAAAAAGACCTGTAGATGTTGAGACTGCGGTACTCAAAGGGTTGATACCTATCCGTAAAGGTGATAAACCGAGAGGAACTGGTCATAAACTTTCCGAGTACTATACAATCCGAAAAATGCTTAATAATATAGCTGATGAGGTGTGTCCTCCTGAGATGCTGACAGTGTTCAGAACGTATTGGCCGAAAATTTGTATAATGACCATGAAAGAAGCCTGGTTGCGTACAGTATATGTTGCTGCAATTGGAGGTAATGAGTCGGCCTGGTATTTTATCGCGGATAGAACCGAAGGAAAAGTGCGTGAAGGTAGTCTGGAAAATGGAAAAGGTTTAATATTAGAAACTATTGACAAATTAGTAGATGACAAGGAGAATACACCAAATGAATAGGAAAGAAGATAATTGTAAAGCGTGTCATTTTTGGTTCCCTTTGAGTAATTATAGCAATGAAGTTTATGGTGAATGCAGAAGAAGCTCCCCACAAATAAATTTTTATTCCGATAATGGAATTAATGCTCAGTGGCCGATTGTATCATTTGACAAATTGTGTGGGGAGTATAAATCTCACGATGAATCATTTTATCCAATTGTTTACGATATAAGAAGATAATTATATGTTGTCATTATCTGCGAAACAAAAAATTGGAATTAAGAACAGTACACGGAGATTGAACATATTTGAGGGGGCAGTGCGTTCGGCAAAGACGTGGGGGAGTTTATTTCGCTGGATTACGTTGATAGGCAGATCAACGTCCAAGGAGGCAAATTTAATTATTGGGCGTACTGAACGATCCGCCGTTAGAAATATTGTTAGACCTCTACAGCGATTAGTAGGTGATGATAATTGTCTATATTATCCCGGTAAAGCGGAGTTGTGGTTATTTGATAAATGTTGTTATATACTAGGATCAAATGATGAGCGCGCCGAGGGTAAGATACGCGGGTTAACCGTGCAACATGCATTAGGCGACGAAATGACGTTATGGTCAGAATCATTTTTTACGATGCTTTTATCTCGGTTATCAGAGCCCGAATCGAAATTAATCGGGACAACTAACCCGGATAACCCGTATCATTACCTAAAATTAAATTATTTAGATAGATCAAACGAATTAGATATGTTTATACAACACTATGAATTAGATGACAATCCATTCATTAGTGATGATTTTAAGAATAATCTAAAAAAAGAGTATCGCGGGTTGTGGTATAAGCGCTTTATTTTGGGTTTATGGTGTATGGCAGAAGGTGCAGTATATGACATGTTTGAGGAAGATGAGCACGTTATTACTAAATTCCCTAAAAGTAAATATAAAGTAGTTGGAATTGATTACGGTACGGGTAACCCTACGACATTTTTATTGTACGGAATCAATCTCAATGCATCACCTAAAATTTGGTTAGAAAAAGAATATTATTATTCAAGTCAAATTACAGGTAGACAAAAAGATGATAATGAGTATAAAGAAGATCTGGTAAAATTTATTGGTAACGAAAACGTAACAACAATAATACCCGATCCATCGGCGCTATCCTTTATCACTTGTGTACGAAAACTGGGAAAATTTATTATCCGGAATGCTGACAATGATGTAATCAACGGTATACGTACACAAGCGCGCATGTTAACTACTGGTCAGTACAAAATATATGAGGGGTGTAAACATACAATTACGGATTACGGTGCATATCTATGGGACGCCAAAGCAGCAAAACGAGGGGAAGATAAACCACTGAAACAAAATGATCATACTAAAGATGCAGAGCGTTACGTATTACATACCCTATTTGGTTCTGATGCGATTGAATACGAGAATTTTGTCAAGGGATAATTTTACATGGCTGCGATAAAAATAAAAAATGATGGATGGTCAAACTTATTTACGGGGATAGGTACAGATAAAGATCCAAGAACGTACACCAGTGTATCTTCTCGTACTTTCATGACCGAAGTAGAATTGATAGATTTATATACGGATAACGGATTTGCAAAGAAAATTGTAAATAGGTATGTAACTGATATGTTGCGTGAAAGATTTACCATTAATGGTGATGATGATAATTTAATAATTACTAAATTAGATGAGATACGAGCTTGGAAACAATTGGAAAAATTGCTGAGATGGAATAGGCTTTTTGGTGGTGCAGTTTGTGTCATGAGAATTGATGATGGCAATGAATTAGATAAACCGCTAAATCTGACTACAATAAAAACATTGGAAATGTTACGAGTTTATGATCGATTTCGAGTATCTTGGACACAATCTGATTTATATAATGATCCAAAGAATAAAAATTATGGTAATGTCGAATATTATTGGATATCTCCAATAAATGGATTGAGATTTCGTGTGCATGAGACACGTTGTCTTGTATTGGACGGAGAAGATACCCCAGATTATACGCGACAATTGAATCAAGGATGGGGTACATCATTTTTACAACAATGTTACGATCAATTACGTGATATTGGTGCAATTTATCCTGCATTAGCCACAATAATTGATGGATTTATTACAGGTACAATTACGATGCAGAATCTAACCGAAATGTTAGCCGCAGGAAAAGAAGATGTAATTAAAGCAAGATTAAATTTGCTTGATTTATCAAAACATGTTTTAAATACTTTATTATTAGATGAACGCGAAACATTTGACAAAAAAGCAAGTACAGTTTCTGGGTTATCTGATATAGTTGATAAATTCTTGCAGGCTTTGTCCCTGGTTAGTAATATGCCATTACGTATTTTGTTAGGTCAACAATCCGGCGGGTTAAACAACACTGGTGAAGGGGAAACGAGAGATTGGTATGATCAGATTGCTGCTGATCAAACATTCACATTTTCCCCAGTGTTGGAAAAGTTAATAAAAGTGATAATGTTGGCTAAACAAGATGGGTTTAACGGTATTGAACTTAATGATTGGTTTGTTGAGTTTAATCCATTATGGCAGATGTCGGATAAAGAAAACTCAGAAATAAGAAAATTGAATGCGGAATCAGACAATTTATATATTTCTAATGGTGTACTATACCCGCATGAAGTAGCTGTGTCAAGATTTGGTAGTGCGAAATATGGTAAGGATATATCAATTGAAGAGAAAAGAGAAGCCCCGACTGAATTGCCACAGACTGCACCTGAAGAATCAAATGAAACAAATAATTTTAATAAATTAAAAAAATCTGGGGGAAAGTTATGATTTACTATAAACCAAAACATTTTCGGATTGAGGAATTAGTACCACCAGAAATTATGACAGTATTAAAAGATGAATCTTTATTGGTAATGGATTATCGGATTTTAAAGACGATTGATATTATAAGAGAATATCTTAATAAACCTGTAATTATCAATACTTGGCATGTGGGAAATGGTAATAGATTGTATTGTGGGTTTCGACCTCACCATACTACTGTAGGGGCACAATATAGTCAACACAAATTTGGTCGTGCTGTAGATTGTTTAATTGTTGGAGTAAAAGAATATGATTCAATTCGTAGAGAGATTTTAAATCATCAAAATCATTTTTCTTACATTACTTGTATCGAAGACAAAGTAAATTGGTTGCATATAGATTGTCGAGCTACTGATATGCAAGGGATAGTATTAATTAATCCATAGATTGACAATAGATTGACAATATGAATTTAAATAGACAAATAATGATAGAAAAACGGAAGCAATTATTGAACGCTTCTTCCAAAAACCGTAAACGGTTGAGGAAGCCACCTAAATGGTTGCTTCCTATTTCTGTCGAAAAGGAATATTTTAATTATTTGAAGATATATTTCAATGTTATTAAATCTACAGTTATCGAATCTCTTTTCTCAGTGTTAACAAATTTAGCTCAAGAAGCAAATTTATTCAAACCTAAAATGGATAGTTGGATTGATAATATTGATGCAATAATAAAAAATATTACTTTAAAAATAGATCAAAATAATCCATATAATTTAGAATCATTGACTACATTGATGGGAACGAAAACAGCGGAATGGAATAGTAAAGAATGGCAAAAGACAATATTGCAAGTTTTTGGTGTTTCTACTTTACAATATGAACCTTGGCTAATGGAAACAATACGTTCATTTAGTAAAGAAAATGTTGCACTTATAAAATCAATCAAAGATAAATCGATAAGTGATATTGAAACTTATACGCTACGGGGCATTAGAGAAGGCACTCGTCATGAAGAAATTGCATCACAAATTAAGAATCAATTTAATGTTACTGAAAATAAAGCTGAATTAATAGCAAGGGATCAGGTTAGTAAGTTGAATGGTCAATTGACTAAAACACGTCAACAGAGTTTAGGTGTCAATGAATATATTTGGATGACATCAGAAGATGAACGTGTACGCGGTCGTCCGGGAGGAAGATATAGCAATTCTTTACCGAGTCATTGGGCACTGGAAAATAAAATTTGCTCTTGGAATGATCCTACTATTATTTACCAAAATGGTAACTGGATCAATAGATCAAGTATAAGCGCTGTTGAGCAACATCCAGGTTATCCAATACAGTGTAGATGTTGGGCAAAGCCAATATTTGATAATTTTAATAAAGGAAATTAAAATGAATACTCGGATTCCGGTAAAGATAAAACCTAAAATTTGTGTAAAATTTCGTGAAAAGAAGAATGAAAAATCTGATAAAATAATTAATCGGACTAAAAACGATAAAAACAATTTAACTCTGGGGAAATAAAATGACAGTATTAAGTAGTGCTGCACGATCAGCAATGTGTGATGCTTTTGTTGATTTGATTGATGTAGGTAGCACTAATAGTGCTGGACAAATTATAATTCAGACTGCTGCAGGTGCAGCAGATTTGGCTACGATTGCATTAAATAATCCTGCTTGTGGTGCGGCATCCTCCGGCGTAGCTACTTTAGACGTTGATCCTGAGATTAAGGATGCAAGTGCTACCGGTGGTAGTGTGGCTGCTCAATGGGTATTACAAAATCGTAATGAAGTAACAATACTTACAGGCAATGTAGGGCTTGTCGGAAGTGGGAAAGATATGGAATTGGAGTCATTAACTATTCCTGCTGGAACTGAAATTGTAATTGAATCAGGATCTTTTACTATGGATTCTGGCATATAAATAATTTATACATCATTTATAAATACTTTACAAGGGGGACTAAATGGCAACATATACATTGGCACAAAGATATTTAATTCGGAACAATTTAGCTCTGGGAGCTACTCCAGAGTCAGAAGTTACATTATTTCAGAAGGTAAATGAATCCTGTTATAAAATTGGTGCTGATATTTTAAATGAACAGTTATTAATTACCACAACAATGAATAGCGGTGTACCTTTTACTTTACAATCTAAAGGCGTTACCGAAATACAACTCGCCTTATTTGGATTGATGGCAATAAACGGTCAGGTGCAATTTCGTCTTGTGTCTTTGGCAATGGATGAACCATCCTTTATCCTGGCCGATACCGACGCAAAAATTATAAATGTCGTTAAGAGATCGTTTTGGGGGGTTGCAAAACAGTTAGGTAAGGGGATAATTTAATGAATGTTCTACCAAATACCCAATACTATATTGATTTGCCAGTCATTCTTGGCACACATTCAGATACCAACTTTCCGTATGTATTAAAATTGTCTAATATTACTGATGTCCGAATCTGGGATAGTGTATTATCGTCTGTCAATATTGGCGTAATTGATATAGATAGTGGGTTACAATGTGTAAAACGTTGTACTGATTTAGATATACCTAATCGCGCTGGCATATTAATATGGTCAGCGCCTATTACGACATCTAAACATTTTAAGGTGTGTGTCGGTAAATATGTATACGCAATTGATTCAAATAATTCGTTGACGAATTCAAATTATGAGGAATTTTGGTCAATGTGCGATGCAAGCGGTTTATCCGTAGTTGGTATTAAAACAGATTTGGGTATTACCGCTACCGATAATTTGACTACGCAAGCCGGGATAAACTGGTCAGCCAGAACACCCGCAGTTGCTATTAGTTGGCAAAGTGTTTGTTGGGGTAATGGATTGTTTGTTGCAGTAGCGAATAACGGTACAGGTAACAGAGTTATGACAAGTCCAGATGGTATAACCTGGACAACACGAGTATCTGCTGCCGACAATGCATGGATGTCTGTTTGTTGGGGTAATGGATTGTTTGTTGCAGTAGCATAT